GGAAAATGCCAGCGCCGTGTTGTGGGAAAATGCCAGCGCCGTGTTGTGGGAAAATGCCAGCGCCGTGTTGCGGGAAAATGCCAGCGCCGAGTTGTGGGGAAAAGCCAGCGCCGTGTTGCGGGAAAAAGCCAGCGCCGAGTTGTGGGAAAATGCCAGCGCCGTAGCATGGGATTATGCTGTCCTTCGTGTTTGGTCAGCTTTCAAATTATCTCTACATGGCTTTTCCGTTTTATTCAAACCTTTTGATCTAAAGATTAAATTCTCAAAAACTAAAAATATTTTAGTTCAAAACATCAAGCCCCTTAATTGGTTTGAAAATAATGGTTTTGAGAAAAGCAATAAATATATTTTATTTAAGAAGGTATCGAAAGAGTTTAAAACGCAAGAAGGAACTAAAAATGAAACATTATGGAAAATTGGCGATGTTTTGGATCTTCCAGTATGGAACCCTGAAAAAGACGAATGTGGTGAGGGGAAATATCATGCGGTTTCAAGGCCATATTTTGCTGATGAGTTTAGGAGTAATAAAGGTGATCGATATATTGCCATAGAGGTTCAACATAAAGATTTATTTCCGTGGCCGAAACCGCAATATCCTCATAAAATCGCCTTTAGAAAATGCAAGGTTTTGTATGAGGTTGATCGGTTTGGGAAGAAGATAACATGAAAAAAATAGACTGGACTTCCCTCGGCATAATGATCTTGTTTGTGAAGCATCGGATTGGCGAAAGCCAGGCGGTTGCTTATCTAAAATGGGTGGAAAGTGCTAACTGCCATTGATCGGTTATTGCGGTGGCTGAAAGACAACCTTACTTACGGAGAGCCGAAGGTGGAAATGATGGTCAAGGCAAGCGACTTAAAAGAGTTCAATTTCTTGGAGGATGAAATTGACGACTTGCGACAGTATCGTGCGGTGATAATTGATGAGGAGGTGAAAAATGAAATTTCCAAAAGAAATCTATTTAACGATTGAAGAAGAAAGTGGTGGGGATAAATATCTTAATATGAATGAAGCGTTAAAGGATGCCGCCGTAATTGGTGAGGCTAAAAAAGTTGGTATTTATAAACTTCAAAAAATTATGGTAGTGGAAACGATGGTGAAATTAAAATAAGAAATGGGGCTGGTGCTGACGAGTTAAATGGTAGGTTGCTTCCTATCTGTATTGTGGTTAAAACGTAACACCATTACGATAAAGCATAATTGCCAAACCAGCCAGTCCTTTCCGACCGAGTGGGGGAACCGTGGCGAGGCGGTAATAAGTGGTTAATAGGGGAAACCAGACCCTAACTCGGCGGATATCAGCTAACGAATAAGGAGGGGAAAGATGGGTTTAGGTTGGGAATGTCCAAGATGTCATAGTTGTTATGCAAGTTGGGTTTTTGAGTGTCCAAAATGTTCAGCAGGAAAGAAAGTCATCGTCACAACTGATACAGGAGGAGAACATATTACTCCGATTATTTTTGAACCACTAACGAATAAGGAGGATAAAGATGAGTAAATTTATACGGGTTGAGGACTTGGAGAAATTGGAAAAGGATTTTGAGTTAGATAAGACCACCATGAACATAATTTATATTCAATCTAGCCAAATAGACCCAGCGGAGATAGCGGAGGGGTTGAAGAATGACCCTTGGTGCTGTTGCGAGTGCTATCGGAAAGCCCTCACCGACTTCCTCGCCGCATTGGAGGGGAAATAGATGGGAGACAAGTTAGTGTTTGGCATCAAGGCATGGTTGAGGGAAAAGGTCTGGCTATGGGTTTGGGGAACGGAATGGCAACCCGTATTAAACGAGGATATAAACAATGCTCAAAAACATTTAGGTTCTCACTGCCCATTTTGTGAAAACTCTTTTACCGCTAAACAAATGAGGGAGCAAGGGAAATGACCCTACGCATATCTGTTAGGAGGGGAGGGAAAGTGAGCCGGGGGAACAAAGATTATTTTGATGTCGAAGAATATGTTAAGGGTTCTGACTATGCTCCTATTTTTGAGAAACAATTTAAGGAATCGCCCCATATTAAAGTTATAAAGGATGGGAAATCATACACGGCAGGAGCGTCGCCACGAAGCGACCATTATGTTGTTAGCAAAAAGTTTAGTTGGCTTCGCGCTTCACGCAAATGGCTGATTGAGAACGGCTGGGAGTTATCCAACAAACCAAAGGGGGATAAAGAATGAAAACATTTGAAGAGATTGAGAAAGAATTTAGAAAAAGGACAAAAAATTGCACTTATGAGGCGTATGGCAATCTTCTCCGCCACGCCATAGAGCAGGGGTTTGAGGCGACGAAGGTGAAAAGAAAAAGTGAAGAATTGGCAAAATATTATGATTGGCCTGAAGGATTTAATACTGCTCTTTCCGCTGTTAAATCCGCTCAAGAGAAGTTTTTAGGAGGAGGATAAAGAATGAAAGTTTATAAGACACAAGCCGAAGTGGAAAGAAATATTAAAGATGGAAAATTGATAATAAATGGAGATGTTAGGTTTGAGTGTTCAATTTTAATTTCGGCGTCAATAAGAGTTGCACGGAACATCAACGCATGGGACATCAACGCAGGGGACATCGACGCACAGAACATCAACGCACAGAACATCGACGCATGGAACATCAACGCACGGAACATCAACGCACGGAACATCAACGCATGGGACATCAACGCACGGAACATCAACGCACGGAACATCGACGCATGGGACATCAACGCATGGGACATCAACGCACGGAACATCAACGCACGGAACATCAACGCACGGAACATCGACGCATGGGACATCTTATACTATGCTTTCTGTTGTGTCTTTAATTCTATTTTATGCTTATCAATAAAAGCAAAAAGGGAAAAACATCATGCTCCGATTTGTTTGGACGGGGAGTTAAGATTAAAGGAGGGGGAATGACTGAGCAAAATTGCCAGCAAGCTTACCGCGACTTTGTGATTGCGATGGCAGAGATAGAGCAATGGTATATCACAAGAAAGGCGATCGGAGAGGATTGGCGGAAAAGGTGGATGCTTCGCAGAGAGTGTGTGAGGGGGAGAAATGAAAAAAGTAATAATTGCAAGTAAGCGGCCGAGTATAAGGGAATTAGACGATTTATGCCGGGAGGTAGTTCGGGTAAGGGATAAGGGGTGTGTTCGTTGCGGGCGGGAAGCGCCATACAAACTTGATTGGGCGCATTTTTACAGCCGTGCGATCAAAGCGGTCCGGTGGGATTTAGACAACTCGGCATTACTTTGTTTTAACTGTCACGGGAACTTTGCGCACAAACAGCCGAGGGAGTTTAGCGAATTTTGGCGGGAAAGGTTAGGGGACAAGGCATTTGATGCTTTAATGCTCCGGCGCAATGTTAGCAAGGTAGACCGGCAGTTAGTGAAGATTTACTTAGTGCAGAAGTTAAGGGAGGTAAAAGATGATATTTAATCCTATGAAAAAGACAACAGTAACTTGGAAGGAATATTGCAGTATGAAAGAAAAAGAGTTGGATGAGATTATTGAAGAAAGAGAAAAACGGGGAAAGAAACGGGAAAAGAAAATAAATGAACGATTTTTACGCCGATAGTTACCGGCGGACCATCCTTTATATGAGCCGGGTCAAAAACGATATCATAGAGTTGGAAAACAAGTGGAACGATATGCAGCAGGACGAACTGATGATCCAAGCAAATAAAATGAAACGATTGCGGAATTATATTTTGAGAGGGGTGAATGATGAGGCCATTAAAAGAATATCTCTTAATTAGTCCTAACTGGCCGACAGATAAAACCGCAACCGGCATTTTGATCGGTTATCAGGAAGGGCAGAGCGAATTGACACAACAACTATTCCCGAATACCGGGAGAGTCCTGGCGCTTGGTGCCGGGGTGAACGACCAACTAAATGTCGGTGATGAGGTTTATTATCTGCGATGGGGAGCAACTGAACTGGAAGATGGAAACATAGTTATCCATCAGAAGGATGTGATTGCCAAGATATGCGATTGAATCGGTTGCGACGACTTTGGCCTATCTTGGAACCAAAGATAATTAGCGTGGCGCAACGATTGATCGGTCCTTATAACGGATGGGTTGAGGACCGGGACTTGGCTCAAGAAGCATTTATGGCTCTCCGAATGCTCAAAACGACTAAAATAAGACCTTTGACTAACTCCTATCTAATTACCTATTCTCGTTATAGAATGATAGATTATTTACGTAAGGCAAAACCGCTTGATTTCACGATGATAAACATAGATCCGATGTCCTTCCTAAATTGACCTCTTTCCCTTCCTAACGACTTTCTAAAATCGATTGTATATATAGAGATGGATAAGCCATTTTTGGAACTGGAAGTATGCCGGCCGGATCGCGGATTGTTCCTTTCCGTTGATGGAGAGGGGCAAACTGCGGTGCGGTTTATTGTTGATTCCAGCCAAGTTGAAGTGGTTAAACGATTATTAGACCTTCCGTATGGAGATACTTTTTTATTAAGTATTCAGTTTACAAACAGAAATAAAACGCATGGCAAAACATAAATTTCAGAAAGGAAACTCTTATGCGCGGGGTAAGGGCAGACCGCCGGGTTCTGGTTATAGGCAAGAATTAAACGAAGCATTGAAGCGATATGGACTCAAGCGGTTCTTTGACGAAACCCTTGAAATGTCCAAGAGAGAACCAACCATCCGGGTTGCGCTGTTAAAGAAGGTTATCCCCGACCTGATTGATAACGATCCAGACAATAAGATTGGTGATTGGGGCAAAGTATTGGAGAAATTTCTAAACAAATGACACCAGAAGAAAAGGCTGTCAAGCTTGCGCAAACTGATCCGGTCAAGTGGTGCCGGGATGTCTTGGGTGTAAAGACTCTCACTTGGCAAGGGCATCTGGATATTCTTTCCGCTTTTGCTATTCACGATAAGATTTCTGTTAAGTCCGGGCATTCTATGGGGAAGGATTTCATCTCTGGGTTGGTATCTCTCTGGTTCTTATACGCCTTTCCGCAGTCGTTAGTTATTACAACCGCGCCGACAGATCGCCAGGTTAAACATATTGTTTGGGGTGAGATAAGCAAGTATTGGAATTCGTCCAGCTGGAAATTGCCGGGCAAGATAGATACTCACGGCATTCAGATCGCCAATGATTGGTATGCGATAGGGTTTACCACGAAGGAAACGAATCAAACCATAGGAAAGTTCCAAGGGTTCAAGGGAAGGAATGTCTTGGTCGTAGTGACCGAAGCGCAAGCGGTTGAAGACAATATTTACGAACAGATTGAAGGCATAATGACATCGGATAACAGCAAGTTATATCTGGCAGGCAATCCTCTCCGGACTGATGGTTATTTCATTCGTTCTTTCAGCGATCCGACCTTCAAGAACTTCACTTTTTCTTGCTATGAATCCCCCAATTATATTGCCGGTAAGGAAGTTATCCCCGGCATGGTAGGCAAGAAGTGGGTTGACGATAAGGAGATCCGGTGGGGTAAGGCAAGTCCGTTGTTTGCCGCGCGTGTCCTGGGTGAGATTCCTAAACAGGCGATCAATTCGCTTATCTCGTTCTCGGACCTTGAGAAGGCAAAAGAGGTTGAGGGTAGCAAAGGTTATCGTGTTCTGGGCATTGATCCGGCTCGGTTTGGTGATGATTCTACCGCCTTTGCAGATGTGGAGGGTGGGAAGATCAATTGGGTTGAGGAACATCAGGGACTGGCAACGACTGAAACCGAAGGCATGGCGATCAAGTTCCTTGAGGCAAACGAATACGATTTCGTGGTGGTTGACGAAGGAGCGATGGGAGCCGGTATTTTTGACCATCTGACCGAAGAAATTCCCCGGATCAATAAAGCGAAGAAGTTCCATACCGAACTTGTTCCCTTTAACTTTGGTTCTGGTCCGTTTGATGAGAAGTTTGCCGACTTGGGGACTGACGCTTACTTCTGGGTTTGCGATCTGATCTCGTCCGGCAAGGTCAAGATGATTGACCATCCCGAATTGTTTAGCCAGTTATCAGCCCGGAAATACAAGTTCAATCCCAAGGGCAAGATGAAGTTGGAGAGCAAAGAGGACTTGAAGAAGCGCGGATTGCCTTCCCCGGACATTGCAGATGCTCTGGTGATGGCTATATGGCAATCGGTGGATGAGGATTATAAACCTTGGAAGGAACAGGAAGAAGACCGGGTTGAGTTTGAGAGATCGTTTGATGCGGAAGTAAATAAGTTGACTGGTTATCCCCGGCGGGTAAAAGAGGAGGTCTTTGTTTAATGGCTGACAATTTAGGTCGTCAAGGAATTGCTTTCGAAGATATTCGTAAAGACAATAATCAAGAAGAAGAAAATAAATCTCCGTCAACGCAGATTGTGGAAGAACGCATAACTTGGGGAACTCTGGACTTATCTTCTGAATCAATGCGTAACCGGGCAAAGAAGGCGGTCATCAATCGTATTCAAGCGGTTAAGGAACAGCATGATGAATTGATCAGCCGGTGTGATGAGTGGGAAATGATATGGAAGATAGGGTCGGTGGAGAAGACTAAAGACACGGTGGCTAATATCGGCTCGGTTGACGCTTGGAACGCAGTCGAGGACTGGACGGCAACGATTATGGACGCAATATTTGGAGTGGACCCGCCATTTCAGGCGAAGGGGAGGAAGAAGTATTTGCCCCCGCAGACGAAGGAAAGGATTCAATCAGTCCTTTGGGATAATGCAAAGCAGACCAGAATTGAGGATGAGTCCGAGGTTGGGATTCGGGAAGGGGTGAAGCTGGGGACATTTGTTTTTAAGGATGTCTATCAACTTGATGAAGAACCGCGTTTAGTAGTTAAGTCAAGGCCAAAGACCGTGCAGATTGGTCCGATATCAGTTCCCTTACCGATAGCCGAGAAATATGTTGAGCAAGAAATTCATATTGAAGACCGGCCAGCAATGAAGCAAGTTGACCTTCGCAAGTTGCATTTCCGGCATGACAAATTGACTTGGATGGTTGAAGAAGTCAATTCGTCGTGGGAACAGATTGACAAATTGGCTGCGGAAAATAATGTCTATTCCAATTTGGAGAATGCCAAAAAGACTAATTATCCGAGTGATGAGGTTTCGGACAAGCAGACCAAAACAGATGCAAAAGCGCAACAGGCGAGCGACCGGGTTGAGAAGTTAGATGGTGATGTTTTGCTTTACGAAGCGCATCACATTCCCTTCCAGTTTGAGCAAGACGATCCGGTGCCTGATGAATTGAAGGGCAAGAAAATACTTTGCATTATCACGCTGGCAAATAAGGAAGAAGTGGTTCGCATACAGCCGACACCATTCCGGGAAATTCCTTATCACATTGTTCCTTTGTTTAAGCAAGCTGGATCGGTTTTAGGTATTGGCATTATTGAGATTATTCAATCGCTTATTCTTGAGTATAATACACGCAAGAATATGACCCTTGATGCCAATACTTTCGGGCTTTATTGCATGATCGTAGCGAATATGCGCTATATCAAGAAGCCGGAGCAGTTGAAGATAAGGCAAAATGGCGTGATTGAATTGAAGGATTTACCGGCTGGAACTTCGGCAGAAAGTGTTATTAGTTTCATCAGGCCGCCAACCGAATATGCGCAGATGGCGGAGAATATCTTGACCAAGATACAGATGGAGATCACCAGAACGACAAGATTGAAGGGTGTAATGAGTGGGGAGAAAATGACACCTAATCCGACAGCAACGGAAATGTCTATCATAGCCAAGGAAGCATTTAAGTCGGTGAAGATCATACTGCGCCGGGTTGATAGGAATATCTTCCAATTATTCTTTGAGAGGGCATATGTGATGATGATACTCAACCGGCAGAATAGTTGGATGGTAGAAATGGAACGGATGGTGCCGATGACGAATCCAATGACCGGACAACCAGTAGTTGATCCGATGACTGGTCAACCCCAGATGGAGAAGAAAATGCTTTGGGAAGAAATTACCCCGGAACAGATTTATTCCGATGGGATTGAAATTGAAATGTTAGGTCCGACGCACATGAGGGATGAAGTTGTCCTTCGGCACAATATCATGCAAGCGATGGATATGTCTACGAAGTTTTTGCCCGGAGGTTGCGGACCGGTGCCGAACGAGAAAGGCGAGCCGGTATTGTTTAACAAGTTTAGGGCAATGAATGATGTTCTTAACACGCTTGAAATTGAGAATGTTGATGACTATTGGGTTCCTGCTCCACCGCCACCGCCACCTCAACCCATGCCTGGAATGCCCCCAGGGGCGGCAGGAATGGCTCTAGGCGCGCCTTCAGCCCCAAACCTTAGTGCAGGTATGGCTGGACCAACTGCGGCGAATTTGTTAGGCGGCGCAGTTCAGCCGGGAGGACCGCAAGGATGAGCGATATGAGCAAAGAAGAACTTTATGATGCGGTTCATTCGGAATTCTGGAATGAAGTTGTGGAGAAGTTGAAAAAGGAAAGGGATCAATTATGCCAGGATATTCTTAAGATGGATTTCACTACCGAGTATTCCAAGTTAGAAGTTATCCGGCATCAGGCGAAGATTGAAATGATTGATAAGGTGTTTGAGTTGGTTGCGGATATGAAGGGAACTGCGAAGGAGGCGAGTTAAGTGGCGAAGGCAGCGTATTGTGATTCGGCAGTTAAGACGGTTGTCATTACCAAGCCGGGATCGGATGTTCGTAGGCAAAGGATTGAAAGGAAGCAAAAGATAAAAAAGGCGAAGGTGAGATATGCCTAAAGTGGATGGCGCGCCGAAACATATGAACGAGATACTTGAGAGTGCCTATGCCACCTGTAAGGCCGATGGCGGGGATGATGAGAAATGCTCAAAGATAGCTTGGGGGGCGGCAAAGAAGGCCGGGTATGTAAAGTCCGGGGGCAAGTGGAAGCAGTTGGGAGGAAGACGAGTTAAATAGGGAACCTGATCCCTGCAAATCAGGAGTGAATTGAAAAAAGGAGTTGAGAAAATGGGAGTGGTATTGGAAATGTTGGCCGACGACGATGTTGCGACCTCGGCACCGACTACCGATTCGACCCCGGCTGATGAAAAGCCGGCTGGAGAAGTAGCACCGGAAAGCAAATCAGAAACTGGTCAAGTGGCGGAAGTAAGTAAGCCAGAGGAAACGACCGAAGGCGAAACTGAAAGCAAACCTGTTGAATCCGAACCGACAATAAAAGTTCCGGATTCAGAGGAAGAACCGCCAAAGACAGATGGTCCGGTGTTATCAGATGAATCCCGAAAGTATCAGGCAGACCGGGATAGGGCAGAACAGCAATTGAAGGATTTCTATAAGCAAGTCATGCCCTTCGTTGAAGTGGATCAGTATGGCAGGATAACGGGTCCGAGGCAAGCGCAGCAACCTGTTCAGCAGGCTCCGGAGCAACCGCAGATTGATGTTAATCAACTGCTGGAAGCGGCGGCAGCCGGTGATAAAGACGCAACCCAGACATTGCTTTGGGTTGTCAAGGAACAGTCGAAACGAGAAGCAAAGGAAGAAATTATCAAGGAATTCAGCACCAATGCCAACTTTGCGGAAGAAAAGAAAGGTCTACAAAAAGACTTTCCTGATTTTTACAAGAAGGATGATAAAGGTAATCAAACTGAATTTCCCGATGAAAAAAGTCCTTTGTTCCAAGAAACGCTGAAAGTTATTACGCAACGGCCTGGAATGAATGCCAACGATCCGCGCGATGTAAGGATGGCGGCAGAAATCGCCGAGAGCCGTTTAATTAAGGCGGGACTTCCAGACTTGGAGAAGCGAATCAGGTCTGAAGTAGCGACCAAGAAGAAACAGGTTGGCGGTAGTTCAGTTGGAATAAGTTCTGGTGGAGCAAGTTCCGGTGAAGATCTGAAAGACGCATTGACCGATAAACAGGTTAGTGCTTTAAAAAAAGAAGGCCGCGATGATGATGGAGTCAAGCGAATTGCCCGAATCGTCAAGCAGGCCAAAAAAGAAGGGGGATTTTATCTATGACACCGAGAGGAATGTATGACAGGAAAAAGACCATTGGTTCCGTTCCCATAAATCCGCAAGTGGATAACGATAGTTCTTACGCATCGCGCGTGGAACTCGTCCCGGCTGCGGAGATCAGTCCTTTAACAATTTATAACGCCCACAATGCTTATACTTTCAAATGGTGCAATAAGAACAAAATGGCTAATGGTCGGCGAGGAATCTGGAATACGGTAAAGAAAGATCATCCGCATTTCAAGGATATGCGCGTGGAGTCGGATATTACTCCTGACGCAAATTTCTTCACTTGTGGTGATCTGATTTTATGCCAATGCCGGAAAGAAACTGCCGAAAGCAAAAAGAAAGCACTGTCAGATAGGATTAGGCGGCGTGATAAGGCGATGGAAAACAAAGATACAGAAACGCTGGCAAAGTTATCCAAGGGAAATATCCGGGATAAGATTCGGACCCTGGATAGAAATGCCGATTAAAAAGGGAGGCGATACTTAATGGCGAATACGAAACGATATGGTTTCTCACCGATATTTGATGAGAATTACCATGCTCCGCACAGATGGACAGTAGCCGGGAGCGAAGCGATAGCGATTGGAGATATGGTTTACATAGATTCAAGCGGCTACATTGCTTTAGCAACTTCCTCTACAAATGGCTGTTTAATGGGAGTAGCAGCATCAGCAGTTGCGGCAACTGCGAGTGCCGGTGATACCATCTATGTTTGGGATCATCCGTTGCAGACCTATGAGGCTTGCACGAATGCGACAGGGGCTTTAACCGATCCCTATACCACAAATTCATCTGCCGCTTGCTTTGCTCTTACGGGAGCGACTGGCGCGCAGTTGATAAACGAGTCTTCCAGCACTTACGACATGATAAAGATCGTGGGAGTTGGCAAGGACCCGGTAACTGGTTTGGATTCGGTGGCTGGAACGAATCAAATGAAGCGGTGCAGGATAAATCTTGCAAAACACGCTTTTGGAACGACAGCATAATATGGAGGTGAAAATAAATGGCTAATGCAGATTTACCTATTGGTTTTATAGCAGTTATGGATGAAGATTATCATGCGCCGCATAGATGGGGAGCAACCGCATCGCAGTCAATAAAGATCGGTGATGTAGTTTATCTATCGTCTGCCGGTCGGGTTACGATTGCTATTGCATCGACATCTTCTTGTATTTTAGGGGTAGCGGCTTCTTCGGTTTCTTCGGCGACGGCTGATGATTACATCTATGTTTACGACCATCCATTACAAGTATTTGAGGGGCAATGTTCTGGTAACGGAGCTTTGGCAGACCCTTATACCACGAACTCGGCAGCTGCTTGTTTTGATTTGGAAGGAACGACTGGCATTATGGAGATCAACGAAGATGCCAGTTCAATTGATATTTTCAAGGTGGTTGGGGTAGGAAAAGACCCGGTGACGGGCTTGGATTCAGCAGTTGGTGCCAATCAGCGGAAGCGCGTGAGATTTAATCCCGCGATCCATGTTTTTGGGACGACTGCATAATAAATAATAGGAGGCGAATAATATGGCTACAATGTTAAGTTCAGGATTTGCCGATCTAATGGCACCGGGTCTGTTTGATGTAATTTCAACAAATTACAAACAATATCCCGATGAGTATAGCAAGATCGTCAATGTCAAAAGTTCAAAGAAGCAGTATGAGAAATCCACCACGATAGAAAATGTGGCGGCTGCACCGGAAAAGAGTAAGGGCGAAGCGGTCAACTTTGCGGTTCTCACGCAGGGATATGATACGACTGCAACGCATAAGACCTATGCCCAAGGGTGTAGGGTGGAAAGGGAAGCTTATGATGACGACCTGTATACCGTATTCCGGGATAAATTAGGTCAGTATCTGGCTCGGTCCATGAAACAGAGGGCGGAAGTTATTGCGGCTAATATCTTCAATAACGGGTTCAGCACTTCTTATCTGGGTGGCGATGGTCATGAATTATTTGATACCGACCATCCGTTTGCAAGTGGTGGAACTTACCAGAATGAATTGACCGCGGTTTCCGATTTGTCCCAAACCAGTTTAGAGGACATACTTACCTTGCTGGAAACCGCTAAAGAAGCGAACAGCATGAATGTCATGTTCATCCCGAAAATACTTTTGGTTGCACCGGCCAATCGGTGGACTGCGAGTGTTCTTCTGGAATCTCAACTGAAGGCAGGAGTCGCCAATAACGACAAGAATCCATTCCTTGATCTGGATTTGTCCTATATGGTTGACCATTATCTGTCTGATGCGGATGCGTTCTTTGTTCTTTCCGATGCTCATAGTTTGATTTTCTGGGAAAGACAAAGACCCAAGATGGAAGCAGATGACGATTTTGATACTGGCGATGCGAAGGTGAAGATCACCGCGCGCTATTCCACGATGTGGGAGTGTCCGCTTGGCGTAGTTGGAACGCCCGGGACACCCTAAACATATTGCTTGACATGGAGCTTGCACATTTTGTGTATGGCTTAGAACTTTAATAAATGCTGGGGTGGCAGACCTCATGCTGCCGCCCCGACATGAGGAGTGAATAGAAATGGATGTCTGTATATTTTGCGGTAAGGAATATAGGAAAAGGTCTGCGAACCAAAAGTATTGTTGTTCAATATGTGAAAGTAGGTGTAAATATAGAAGACACCGAATAAAACACATAGAGATCGTTTCCAGGTGGAAGAGAAACAATGCTGAAAAGGCCAGAGAATATTGCAGGATATGGAAAAAGAGGAATAAAAAAAGAGTGTTGGAGTTGGCGGAAATGCGCAGAACTTCGGGTAAAGTAAGGGTCGATACGCAAAATTGCAGGGCAAGAAAAATAGGGAAGATTGGAAGAATAAACATTTCATTGTGGGAGAGATTATCGGAAAAGTATAATGGAAAATGTCCGATATGCAAGAAACACATTGGAAGGGAACTTTTGACGATCGACCATATTATCCCTATAAGTAGGGGAGGGCAAAACACGGAAGACAATATTCAGTTATTATGCCGTTCTTGTAATACGAAAAAGGGTGTTAGGCTATAACTTAAAACTCTTTCCATTTTTAGTTTTTTGTTTAAGTGCCCGTAGAGCAAATGAAGGTTGAGAGTCGGGCAGGCAGAAATGTCACACAAATAATAAGGAGGAAATAAAATGGGATTAACGAATTTTCCGAATGGGATAACGAGTTTTGGTAATGTAATTACTGGTAATATGGGTATTGGGAATGTTTATTATGTCGCAGATACGACAGGTTCCGGCTATTCCTATATCAATGAAAAGTATGGTAATTCAAGGAATCCGGATGGTTCGCCAATGCTTTATCCGCATACATCAACTTCCACCGTAGTTACAACTAATGGATTGGCGAGTGCTGTGGCGGCTTGTGTTAATGGCAGGAATGATTATGTAGTGTTGTTGCCATCAAACAATACTTATTATATTGATGCATTGCTCTCGTTGAGTAAAAGCACGATGCACTTAATTTGCCCTTCATCCCAGACTTGTAGGGTGGGTTGCACAAATGCGGCTCGTCTTCAACAAATTGGGGCAGGTTTGGCTATCATGGAAATAGTAAATGGTAGCATTGAAGTGGCAGGGTTATATCTTAAGAATATTAGTGCTTATGCTCATATAACTGTTCCAACATCTGGAACATATTCTGCTTGGGGATTGAGTATTCACAACAATTACTTTGTGAGCAGAAGCTCAACTACGACCCTCCCAATGCTTGACTGTAATGGGGATGGAGCGTCCTATTCTCGGATTGAGAATAACTGGTTCACGGAACAGGTATCAAGTGGTGCGTGGACTGCCGGAGTAATTGACTCAGAAGGAGCTGCCAATTTGGAGATAGTGGGCAACTATATCATCATTGGAGATAGCGGTAATGCTACTTATGGGATAAGAGCATTGGGGGCTAAAAATATTGTGGCGGATAACTACTTCTCCGAATGCGGAACAAGCACGATAACTTCGTGTGTTACCATTCATGCAACAGGATCAGCGATTGGGAATAGGGCTGCGGTTGCTACGACTCATTTTTCGGATTCGTCCGGAACAACTGCTGTTTCGTATTGCGATAACGCAAATGGTGTTACCAACGCAACCGGAACATACATCCAGACTGGTCAGTTAGAAACATAACTTATTTAGCGGTGAGAGGGGATCTGCTTTAGGCACACGCCCCTCTCCCCTAAATTAAGGGGGGCAATATGAGTATAGAAAAAATAATTGGTTTATGTAGTAAATGCGGAGGAACTGGAATTTATGGGGACCCTAAAGATGAATTGGGGAATCCTTTACCGCCTGTCCCTTGTCCTTACTGTTCTGCAACCGGGAAAGAAGAAAGTAAGGCAGTTATTGATACGACAGATATTATGGCAGAATTAAGTTATATTCACGGAAAAGTAACGGCAATTTGGAATCAGGTAAAACCAGGGTAATAATGGGATATTACCAATTTGAATGCGAAACTCATGGCAGATTTGAAACTTATCAAGGAATTACCGAAGATCATACGGAAGTTTGCCCGGTTTGCAAGAAATATGCCAAGCGGATATATTCTTCTCCAATTGTTATGGGTGATTTGCCGGCGATAAACAAGATGAAATCAATTGAAAGTGAAAACAAGATGATGGCGGAAAGCCAAAAGGGGGTTTGAAATGGGTAGAGTAGCGATTTTGCCGGTGATGACGGATAAGACAGCAACCGATCTGACGCAAGTGGTTAATACTTCTCTCTTGAGTAGCATAATGGTTGTCGTGGTCTATACCAGGGTATCGGGTTCTGGTGCTGGAACATTGGTGTTTTACGGCACTCCGGATTCAACTGCAACCTCAACTTATCTCTTGGGAGTAAAGCCGGTCCTGACCGGGACATTGGACGCGGATGCTGCCATTAGTTATACGACTAGCACGACCGCGTGTTATGAGATCGTGGGAGTTCATCCTTATCTCAATTTGCAATGGACGGAAGATACAAATCCGGCCAGCGTGACAGTCTATATCGTAGGGTGGGAAAGATGAAAAAGACAACTTATGCGATAGCAATAAACGCGGCGGCAGCGGCGACCAATTCCGGGTATGTTGATACCAGCAATTTTGAGAAGATAAATATTGAGGTTGTTTATACCGGAGATGCGGTTGATTCAGCTTTTACCCTGACTTGTTATGGATCGGTAAATGGGGACGCGACTTCAAGATATGCGCTTGGGATAGCACCGGCATTGAACGAAACAAGGGATGCTGATGGGGTAGTTGTTTATAATGCAACTTCTTCAACGCTTCTTTACAATGTTATTGGTGTTCATCCATATATTTATCTGGCGATTTCAAGTGTAACGGATGACATTGTGGTAACGATCAATATTATCGGACAGGAACATAATTAGTGTCAAAGGGAAATTGGCCTACTTCAGATGGAAAGTTTAAGGGCAGGAAATACGAATGCGCGATTTGCGGACTTACCGGCAGGCGCAAGGACATGGCTTATCAGCGCGGTGCGCTTGTTCATAGATCAACTTGCTATGATTTACCCGGCCACAAGCCGAAACCATAACATAAAGGGGGCTTTTTGATGGGCGGAACTTTTGCGATAGCACCGGGCGGTAAACCATATTCCGGCACAAAGACCACGACTGCCGGGGTAGCGGTTCCTTTATCAACTACTTCCAAAAAGATTATCTCCGTTACTATTCAGGCCAAGTCAGCTAATACCGGATCGGTTAAAGTCGGTGGTTCGGCATCCCAAGATTATATTTTAGCCAAAGGTGATGTAATTAGTCTTGATTGCAGGGATCTATCAGAGATTTATATTGATGTGACTCAAGATAACGAAGGAGTGAATTTTATAGCAATTATATGATTACACGAACTTTAGCACAACCTGGACACTATGAACATCTGGCACATGGCGATCTGTCCGATATGCCCGATGTTCCGGGAACGAACTCCGACCACGACGCAAGATATTTACAAGACGCTCCTGATGACGGGACAATGTATGGCCGCATGAATGGTGCTTGGGAAAGAATAACTTTATTCCCTCCCGTAGCAGATTGGTGGGATCCGACAGGTGGATTACCAGTAGCCCCAGAGGTTGGCGACAGATATGCAGCCGATGGAAGCGGGAGCGGTTGGACAGACGGATATATTTACGAGTGGGATGGAGAAGATTGGATAGAAACAGAGGTATCAGGAGAAGCAGATTGGGGAATGATGATATGGGTTATAGCGGAGATTATGTTTTATGTTTTTGCTTCGGGTGGATGGGAGGAAGTGGGGTCAGACTCATATTGGTCTGTGTGGGACTCCCAGTCAGGACTTGAGGGAGATAAATCGGGAGATTTTAACCTCACCACAACTGGCAATGGCAACTTTGCCAATTTAGAATCAACCAACATGCCCACGGTTGGAGGAGTCAGTCTTTTAGATGTTTTTACTTATTCAACTACTTTTGATAATTCTGATTTAACAGCAGGAGTTTTAACCGTAACTCACGCCCTTAATACCTTAAATTGTTCGGTTGTTCTTTACAATAATGTTTCTAATATTATTTTTCCTGATGAAATTACGACTACTGATGTTAATACAATTTCGGTTGATTTGTCTTCATATGGGGCGATTACGGGCGATTGGTTGGTAGTTATAATTTCGACAGGAAATGGAGGTGGGAATGTGGCAAAATTGGCAACGGTGACGGGAATAGACGCAAAAACGGTAGCAGCAACGACTCTTTATACTGTTCCTGCGGGAAAACAATGTGTTCTTACAGATGCTTTTTTAAGATGCACAGAAGCTACTGCAATAACAATAGTTGCTGGTGGTTCGATTGGGGCTAATGCTACTGATTATAATGATTTTATTGGTAATTATATTTTAGGTAGTAATACAAGCGTCAATCAGGTAAGTAGCGTAATAAATGGTATGGGAATGAATAATACATCTGTTGTTTATCAAGCAGGAGATATTATCAAGTTGAATATAACAACTGGAGCAACAGGAACTTCGCAAACTATTGCGGTTGATTTATTTGGGTATTTAATTTAATGAAATTTGGCAAGATAGAAGGATTAGGGGATTTATCAGTTGCTCAATCAGGGCAAAACCTGCTTTATGTAGATGTAGATGCTGACTTGGGAACATTTTCTGATGGAAAGGTAATAATCGGCATTGATAGTAGCGGGTCAAGTGGCGAGAAACTTGTTATCCGTGAAGATGCGGCTGGTATTCTTAACGCAAGAATAATAAATAACGCTTCAGGCACAGGTGGCAGTTCTTCTGGTTCTGTTCTTTATTTTGGGATGTTAGACGGGGACCATATGGGATTAGTGGGTTACACTAATACTAATTTTAATATGGGTTCTGGTTATGAGCTTTTGACAGCAGACATGATGCTTGTAGGAGCTAATCCTCTTGCTGACGGAGGTATTTTACTCCTTACTCAATATGCCACCGCTCCAATTGTTTTTGGTATTGGCGGGTTTGCTGCGGCAAACGAAGTTGGGAGATTTTCTACCACGAATTTTACCACTTTGGTTGACCATAAGATTACCAAGGTTGACCCCGAACTTCGCCTTACAGATACAGGCAACGATTACTTCACTCGATGGTCAAAGACCGATACCGCAAACAAGATGATGTTAAAAAACAAGGTGGATGTAGCAGGGGCAAATACCCAAAACTTATCTTATCAACTTAATTTTGTTTCGGGCAGTAGCGAGTGTATGTCTTGCGATTTAACAACTTCATCTACTACTCTTACCCTTGAGGCGTGGATTAGGACAACTGCTGTCGGTGCGTGGTCGGGAATGGTCGGGAATATGATGGCGAATGGAGTATTCAAGGGAATAGGTTTTACCTTCTATGGCGATAATAAGGTTAGTTTGACTATCGGGACTGGTGCGGCATGGGTGAACGCCCCAAGCGATGCAGTATTAAACGATGGACTTTGGCACCATTGCGTAGGGACTTATGACGGAGTAACTGGGAATCTTTATATTGACGGAGTTTTACAGGCTGCACCCTCAACGGTCACTATCTCTAATTCTAATCAGCCATTTATTGCGGGAAGGTTTTATGCAGATAACGACTCCAACTATTTTGATGGCGAAATGGACGAGATAAGGATTTGGGGCGTAACTCAAGACCAGACTTATGTAACCGCAGCTTACAATTCTGGCTTTGGGACTTACGGAGCAGACGCAGCGGGACTCTTGGCTGGTTGGCATTTTGACGAAGGGACAGGAACGAGCGTAGCTGACTATTCTGGTAATTCACATACGGGAACTTTGTTAAACACTCCCACTTGGCAAGCGGGGGAAAAAGCTAACGACCTCAATTCTCTTTCCTATGCTGCTTCTTTTAATGGAACTTCTGATTATGCCTATATTACTGACCACGCTGACTTTGATTTTGGGACTGGAGATTTCACTATTGAAATTTGGGTGTTCCCAATGGACATTGTTAATACAGATGAATTAGTAAGTAAAGCTGCTGTTTCATCTCTCAGCCCTTGGAGAATTTATAATGATGTTGGAAATTGGTCGTTAATTTCAAGCTCGGCTGGTGCTTATTGGGATGTAATCAGTTATACTGACCCTGCTGTTTTTGGCACCGTAGAATATCTTAAGTGGCAGTATCTGGTATTAACGAGAGTTGGAAACGATTTTAATTGTTATAAAAACGGAGTGCTTGGAACTCCAAAAAGCTCTGCCCTTACCGTATGGGATAATGGAGAAAATGTAAATATAGCTCGGCTTGCTTATAGCTCTCCCTTCTATGGAAAAGGTTTTATGGGTGGGATTAAGTTTTATAAAGGCAGAAGTTTTTCGGCTGCGGAAGTGCTGGCTAAATATAATGCTGGCTTCGGAATATATGGGGCAACACCTGATACTGATTTAGTTGCTGGTTATAATTTCACAGAAGGAACGGGAACTGATGTGGCTGATTATTCAGGCAATAGTCATGGTATGACCTTATCGGGTGCTACTTGGAAAACAGGAGAAAAAGCCCTAGACTTTAATACTACCATCGTTCCCCCTTCATCGCAAGAAGTGACCCTAATTGAGAGTTACGACTCGGCGGTTGCAGGAGAGAAGGGAATACACAAGATAGGCGGAGTAGGAAGGACAATATTACAGGGAGATACGGTGGAGATTTCAACGGGGGTATCGGGTGAGATTATTGGGGCAACTTCGGTGACGGTTACAAACGGGATTATAACAAGTATTACATAAGTAAGGAGGGGAAAAAATGAAGATAGAGTTATCGGTCCAGCAGATCCAGAACCTGAAGCAATTGCTCCAAAGAGTAGATATCAAAGGGGCGGAAGTTCCGGTGTATATTGATATCTTGAACGCAATAAACAAACCGGAGAAGGAGGAACCAAACGGTGGAAGTAACAAAACAGTTTAAGGATATAAATGAATACAAGAAGGCGCAGATTGACGAGGTTGAGGCGAATAACAAGTGGTGGGAAGGAACAGACGAAGGAGAGAAAGATACGAATACCATACCGGCAAAGGACCGGCCCCGGATCACGATTGGTCTTGATATGGTAGATGGGTTAGCGGACCGGAAATTGAACGATCAGGTTATCGCGCAGGCGGTATTCAATGTGGTAAGGATAGAGAAACCGCAGATAGTTGGTCCAAATGAATCTGGGGGCGATCAGATTACTCTGGAGCTGGAAGAAATGAATGTTCAGAAGAAATCAAGGAGAATCAGATGATCTTACAAGACGCTTATCAAGAGGTTGCTAACAGGGCTTCGCTTGACGAAACAGTAACTAATAACAAGACCAGAATGTTATCTGCGATCAATAACCAGTTGCGCCGGTTATTCTTGAACACCGATCTGCCAAGCGAAAGGGAAGGATTTACCTTGACTACTGTGGATGGAACTTATCTCTACCGACTGGATTCAAGAGTGTTGCGATCTATCAATTTCAGGGAAACTGATTCTCCCGCAAGACTTGAATTTTGCAGCAGGGAGCAATTTGAGAATGACTATCCTTATCCGGCTTCAACCGAGGAAGGGGTTCCTTCCGTCTTTGTTCCATTAAGAAAGATTAGAGTAACTAATCAGCCGACTGCCGCTTCAAAAATAGCAGTATCTTCCGATTCGGCAAGTGATGTAACCACTTACTTTGTAGTGGTAAAGGGATATAACGCCACCGGTCAGCTGATTACGGAACGGATTACTTTGACCGGGGTAACTCCGGTTAATACTACCGCCACATTTAAGGCAGACGGGCTTTTAAGCATAAGTAAAGATACAACAATCGGGACAATTACCTGCACTTCTAATTCGGCGGTAGTAACAAATATAATACTTCTTCCTGGAGAGAAAGAAAAACAGCAATGGGAAATAAGACTGCACAAGATACCCGACAACGCCTATGTCATTCCTTATACGGCACAAGTCGTTCCTTGGATTTTAAGCTATGACGAAGAGGTTTTACCTCTCCCGGATGAGTATATTGAGAATTTCTTGGCTTCGGTAACATCCGAAGTCCTATTTATTCAGGGCGACGCAAAGGTTGGGTTGTGGGACCAGAAAGCCGAAACATTAAAGAATGAGATCAAAGACATGGCGTTTATGGCGAAGGACGAGGATTTACGGTTTGGGTTTGGTGAACTTGACTATGGGAGGGATTTTGAATAATGGCACTTGTTGTTATTAAGAAATCGGGTGGGTTGAATAGGGGAGCAGGGATTGATGAGGTTCCGGGCGATCAGTATATTCAACTAACTAATGTATGGTCCAGACCGGATTATAGTGCAACTACCGGATATCTGGGGATGTTGAGTAAAACTCCGTATCGGGGAACTGCATATAAAGGGACAACTCCGGCTGCGGTGCGATCCAGGGGGCTATTTGAGTATGTTAAAAGCATTGCTTCCGATGGAACGCCGAACAACTATCTCCTTCACGCAGGCGTAGCTGGAACGACTTATACCGCATCCGATGGCCGACTTTACGCTCTGGATGTAAAAAACAATACTTGGTATACGCTGGTAGCAACCGGCAGTCCTTATCATGCTGATTTCGAGCAACGGAACGGAAGGGTGTATATGACCTATGGAGGCACGATAAGGAAGTGGAATGGAGATACAACCGGATGGAACGATAATGCCCCCACGATTGCCAATAAGGGGGGAACAGCCGTTGCATTGACTGGCACAGTTACTTGGAACGGAACGACTGCGGTAACTGGTGCTTCAACCGCCTTTGATACCGAATTGCAGGAAGGGGATTATATCCGCAAAAGTTCTACATCTGTTCTTTGGGATGAAGTAAAGACAATAACAAGTGCAACTGCTTTGGTGTTGTCGGCGGCTTCAACGGAAACGGGGGCTGGTAGTTCTGGTGCTTCCCAAAGAGCAGCCAGAGGGTCAACCCATGACGCTTATACCGGGCGGTTCTTAAAGATATTTAAGGATAAACTATTTGTCTTTTCTTCTCCTACCTATCCTTCAAGGGTGTGGTGGTCGTCAACCTCCCAACTTGAAGATTTGTCTGCTACTGATGCCGGTTATATGGATATCGGTTTGGATGATGGCAGTTCCGGGGTTGGTATGGCAGTTCTGGGAGATTACATCATATTCTTAAAGGATTATTTCTATTATGTCTATCGGTGGTCTGGGGATGTGGATTTGCCGATCACTTTTATCAAGCGGTTTGAACAAGGTTGTGTTTCGGAAAGAACGATTTGCGAAGTTGAAGGGTCTATTTTTTATTTCACCGGCAGCGCAGTAAGAGTTACTAGCGGAAACCAAGACCTATTATTATCGGGTCAAATAAGTTATGAACTGAATACCAACTGGAAACCGCTGGCTTCTTCCTATTTTGGCTTAACTGCGGCTGATAATGCCTATCCTTTTGCCGAGTTTGATCCAGTAAGAGGGATTTATCACCTGTTCCTTCCGGGAACGACAAGTGGATCGGCCTATATGTATGATTCCGAGAAACGATTATGGACTGGAACTTTGGGAGTGATTACAGATGGATCGGCAGAAATAATGCACGACTCAACTACAATTCCCACAATGGTTACTTCAACCATGACTTCAACTAACCAGTTGCATTCATATCACCGGACTACCTTGGATTATTCAAATGCGGCAACTATTATGTCCGGCGCGATGGATTTTGGGGAACCAACCAAGAAAAAAAAGATTTACTGGCAAGAGTTTGTCTTTCATCCGAAAATAAATTGTTCTACCACTTTGGGATTTAACTATTGGGACTTTAACGAAACGAGGGAGAAACCAACATCCGGGTCCGCCAGAGAAGAAACCTATGCTCTGGCCTATGCTGGCAGTTCTTTGGAGTATAGAGTAAGGAAGCGGTTTAAGGTCTTGGATGAAGTCTATAAATATGGTTGGTGTTTATTTGAAACACCGGGAGGAACAGAAGGATGGACACTTATAGAAACAACGATTTGTTACGACATCAGTTCCACAAGTTAATAAAGGAGGTGAAATAAAATGGCAACATCTTACGCAGAGGAATACAGTCCGGAAGCATTACAGAAATATACGCAGACTTATGCGGCTTCTATGGAACCGCAATATTTAAGGTCCCAACAGCAATTGGCAAATACTTTGGCTGGGTATAGCGGATCCCCGGTATCAAACAAGTTCCAGTTATTACAAGGGCAAAGGGAATCGGATATTGGCAAACAACTTTCAGGTCTTATGGCAACGGGAATGGAGAAGGGGTATCAGGAGAGAACTCAATTAGCACCGCAATATACCGGGATGTATAACGGACAACAGACTTTGCAGGGTAGGCAGACGGAAGAAGCGATCAAGTCAAGTCAGTTGGCAAACCAGTATTTCCCAAGTCAATATACAGGTCAATTACCGGGTGGTGGAGATACATTCCAGTATCAGCAATGGGCGCAAATGAGTCCTTATCAGCAAGCGCAGGTTTCGGCTACCAATGCACAAGCGAATTTGGAACAGTATAAAGCATTATATCAGGCACTTGCGGCAATGCCAGCGGTATCAGGGTTTCTTGGAACAGCATTTGGTTAATGAGGAGGCATGATGTCTTATTTAACGGAGCAAAATTATCCGACAATAAATCCTGATATGTCAGGGTTCTGGTGGCAACCGGGACAGAAGTATACTCCGGAAATTACTGATATGGATATCAAAATGCCGGAACTGATAAAAAAGATGGAATCTTCCGGGTGGCGACTTCCAAACGTTAGCATTAGAGGTCCGGAAATACATGGTCCAAGTATTGATCTCGCTCGTCCTATGCCAGATTTACCATCAATACAACCGCCAAGCATGAATTTGACTCCACCAAACTTGGGTGGATTGCCTGCACCAGAACTGCCTTCGGTTGGCGGTAGGTTGCCAGATGTTAAGATGCCGGAACTACCTAAAATTGATCTGAAAGGAGGAACGGGCAATTTACCATCAATCGGTATGCCATCATTGCCGGGGATAGGATTGCCAAGTTTACCGGGAGTTGAACTGCCAAAACTTAATTTAGGCGATTATGGCAACCTTCCACTTGCAGGAATTGGATTAGATAAGGGTAAATTAACTTATAATCCTAATCCGACTGAATTGGCCAATATGACACAGGCAATAGGCGGTGGAATGCAGCAATCCAGTATGCCGATATTGAAGCAATTGGGTTCAACATTATCAAATGTTGGAGGAACTGCTGGAAGTATTCTTGGTGGGATTGGAAGTGTTGTTAATCCTATTTTGACAACAGTAGGGATAGCAAATACGGTCAAGGAAATTATGGACTGGTTAAGTCCTACTCATCAATGGACACCTGCTGAAAGAGCGGCAAATCTTGGAGTAAGTATTCCAATTATGAATCAAGTCGATCAGGCAATGAAAGAAAGAGAATCCCCTATAATTAGTAAACTAAATAAATTAGGTTCTGCTCCAAGACCAGAAGTTGTAGGAGCAACAGGACTAAAACAGTATTACGATAAATATAATTCGATTATAGGATCATTGGGTTATAATCCAACAGCTTTGTCTGATCCTAAAAATAGTGGCGCAAGACTTAATGCTTGGCAAGCAGAAGCTAATAAAATAAAAGGGGGATGATGAAATGGTAAATTGGGGAAGTATGTTGCAGACGGGGGCGAATAATCCGCTTACAACCGGCTATCAATCGCCACTACCGGAAGAAGAACAATTAAGAAAAATAAAAGAAATGATGATGAATAGACAGCAACCGATGAGTGTATTAAGTCAGATGCCGCCGGGACCGGAACTGGCTATGCCCGATAAGACAAATATTATTCAGAGATTACTGGCTAAAGTGTTAGGTGGCGCGGAGAATGTTGCTGGTGGTATTCAGAATGTAGCTGGGAATGTAGCCAGTCAAGATTGGGGCAAGATTGCCCCGCAAGTTGCATTAGCTGGATTGGCAATGGGAACTCCGGGAATAGCACAGGGAATGAATGATGTTCGGGCAAATAGACAGGCACAGGCCGCACTTGCCGCAGAAGCGGAGATGAAACGGAAACAGGAGTTAATAAACATTCTAAAAGAATTTAATGTTGCTGATATTCCAGGAGCAGGTAGTATTAAAGGTCAAGAAATATTTGGAAAAGAAATCTTCCCTACCGAGGCATATTTGACAAGAAAACCTCAACCGCTTACTTATCCGATGATTTTTGGTGAAGCAATGGGGCAACCACAAGGAGCAATGGGACAAATGCCGATAACAACGATCCCAGAAATGACAATTGATGTTATTTCTCCAAAAGGAGAAGAAGGGACGATTTCGTTGAAAAACTTGAAAGAAGCATTAAACAAAGGATATAGATTAAAATAGAAAGGAGCGTGAAAAATGGCAATAGATTTTATACCTAAAAATTCTCCAAGCAATTTATCTGCGACTTTAGAAGGTCAAGCCCCTTTACAGAAAATGGTTGAGCAATATGGTGGAGGGCAGGCTGAATTTGGAGGAGCAAACATTGGTGGATTTCAATTCAAGCCTAAAAAACCATTAGAAGAAGAATCAGCACGTCTTGATATTCAGAAAAAACGATTAGAGATTAAAAAAGCACAAAAGGAAGTCGGAGGGAAAGACATAGGGATCAATACGGTTTATGCCAACTTACAAGATTTGAGAAGTAGATTGGATGAACTTCCTTATACTGGGGAATTGATGCCAGGTATTCCTGATATTGGACGATTTGGCGGGAAATTGACAGGATTAGCAGCAGAAGTTGCCCCTGGTTATAAACCTAAACTTATGACATATCGTAAGGTAAAAGAAGGATTTTCAGGACTTATGGCGCGAACATTCGGCGGAGAAAAGGGGGTAATGACTGATAGGGATATTGCACGATTTGTTAAATTTTTGCCAGATTACGAAATGACTAATGATGAAAGGAATGATTTATGGAGTGTTTCAGATAATATGTATAAAAATATAACAAATGCAATGGAAATTAAATCTAAAAATCCAGATGCTGATGTTAAGGCAAATATTTCACCTTTGGGGCAAACAACTATTAAAGTTAATGGAATTATTCAATCTGTTGAGAATAATGAAAAGAAACAAAACATAGCAATTCAATCTCAACCCGGAAAGAAAAGGATGGTTGATTTCTAATGGTTAAATTAGAAGTTAATGAAAAAACAGCCGATGTAATAGATATGTTGAAATCTGGGGAGCGCACTCCAGAACAATTTCTTATCAAAAAGGAATCATTAAAAAATCAAGGCGTTGACGTTGATCTGATTCATAATAGATTATTAGCACAAGGAAAAATTAAAGCACAAAACACACTTTCTTCAAAACCGACACGGGAAGATGTAGAAAAAATGATGGAAACCATGCCAATAGGTCCACTTCGTATGCCTTATGGAACATCGCAAAGAATGGGTCGGGGTTTGATTAAGGGGGCTTCGTTGGGTTATATTGATCTTCCAGGTAAAGAAAATCCTATTGCTGAATTTGCTGGAGGATTTGCTCCATATATGGCGGCAAGTGCTATTACAGGAGGATTATCAAATATTCCTAAAGTAGCACAAATTGCTTCAAAAGCACCGGCAATAGCAAGAATGATACAAGTAGGACTTCCTATGGCTGGTGTTGGTTTTGCAAGACCGGCAAAAAACATTCAAGAGAGATTAAAACAAGCGGCATTTGAAGGGACTGTTGGCGCAGGCTTACAAGGGATAGGAGAATTAGCGACAAAAGTCGCCCCAGCAATAGGAACGGGTGTTACAAAAATATTAAGCACCACCACAGGTGTCCCAGAAGATAAAATACAACTTGCCATTTCTGATACGTTGAATGTTTTTAAGTATAGAGGAAAACAAGTATGGGATAAATTAGCAGGGAATCTGAAAAAGGGGAATGAATTACTTCAAAAACGGGCTGGCATGGAAATTCAGGATGCTATTGCTAATTCTCCTAAACTATCAAAAGTTGCTTATGGCTATGATAAAACCAAGAATGATATTTTACAAAAAGTCGCATATAAACAAGCTGAATGGTTGGGTGCGGATAGGATGACGGCTGGAGAAAAAGAAACATTAAATAAACTTTATCAAATGATTGAAAGTCCGGAAGGACGTTTTGGGGATCAATTAACTTTTAGCAAGTTACATCAGGCAAAAAAATTACTTGATGATACTTTAACATTTGCTCAATCAAATAGATTAAATCCTGCACCCACCGAAGGCGAAAAACTATTGAAAGGAATCCGAAGTTATCTTAATCAGGAACTTGGTCGAGATGTTAAAGCCGTGCCTGAAGTGGCTAATTATGTAAAAGCTAATAAATTCTATTCTTTGTATAAAGAAAAACTCGAACCTATTAAAGCATTGATTGAAGATCGTAGTATGTCTTTGCCTCAAAAGTTAAAAGGATTGGAAAATAAAAGCGAGGATTTACAAAAAGCAATTAGAACTTTTGATAAATTACTTCCAAAAGAATATCGAATTAAAAAAGGACTTGAAATGGCACAGACAGCACAATCATTTGCGCCATTAACGAGAAAAGGAACAGGAATTTTGTCAGGAGCAGGATTAGGAGCTACTGGTGTTGGTGCTTTTTATAATCCTTTACTCGCAAGCGCAATAGGGGCAGCAGGGCTAACAACTTCACCAGCAACCGTTGGTTTTGGATTACAGACTGGAGCAAAACTATCAAATTTATTAAAAGGATTACCTTCTGAA